CTCGGCCTCGGCCTCGCGCCAATGTCCCCATAGGGGTGGCCTAGGTAACACGAGGAACAGAGAGGGCTGGCACGGGTGTACTCATGTACTGGTACACTAGGGCATGGGGATGGCTGGAGGCCGCATAAGCGTTCCACCTGCCTAGTACACGGGAGCACTCTGTGTGGATTCTGGTAACATGATGGGGACACTAGGCCAGCAGGATGCAGCACAGGACGCCTATGATGTAGGCAAGTGTACTAGCGGGCGAGTACGGGCGGTATCTGTTCCTCTCTTCGCTAGCGCTTCGTTCGTCCATCACGTGTTACCTTGTGGTATACCTTGTGCATTACATGATGTGTTACCTAGGAACTACATGATGGGTAGCCTAGCTCTCTCTCTGTGGTGGGCATGATAGTAGTCATGATGGATACATGATGGAGTGCATGATGTTCTACATAAGCAAGCTTAGACGATTCAATAGGTATGCTCACTGGAGTGAGCAAAGAAGAAAGAGGAATGAGTAGGAAGATGCAGGGTTGTACACCACAACCGACACTAGTTAGCGCTACGGTAGCCTTGATGTGTGCATGATGGTAGCCATGATGTAGGCCTTGTCTAACATGTTGGACAAACTATTTACTACTTAATGTGAAATAGTGCTTGCATGATGAAATCCGTTAGGTTACATTAGCAATCACTGAGACGGCAGTAGCCAATCAGTACCGCTCTTTAACAACATGGATAGTGTCGTGATAGGCTAACTAAATAAGGTAACTATCATGAAAGTAAATGACTATGTAATGGTGAAGTTTAATAAGTCCATCAATGCACCTGTTAGTGCACATAAAACACATAAGGTAGTAGAAGTGTTTGCAGATGGTAAATTACTATTACAAGGCCACCCTGAGCCGCTAGATTCTTCTTTGTTTGATAAGATGAAGATTGGCAAGGTTAAGGCTTACTAAGGTAGACGCTGGCACTAGCCAGCCTATCACGACACTATCCTAGCTCTTTAACAATCTGGCTTAATGTTTCATGTATGCCGTAGTGTAACCACTAAGGGGTGTACTATGACGACTGAATCAATGTACGACGCTAAACTATCAACTATCGTGAGCCGTATCGTATGGCACAAAGAAGGTGATAAGACTATCGCAGCCTTTCGGGTAGACGATGCACCATTGGGCAAGGATGGCAAACACAAGTATCATCGACGTGTAATACATAGTCGTTACTTCTCTAGCAATTCCGTTGTTACCGATTCCGTTGTTGACGTTGTACTGTTCAACAACAAGCGCTACCTGATAGACTCACAGGTAGAAGCGGTTGAGGAGGTGTACGCATGAGTATGTACACACATGAAATTTACACTGAATCATCCAGCGCAGCCTATCATATGGTAGCGGCGCTTAAAGGTTCCAGCGTGCAAAGCTACAACATTGCACCAGATACCGAAATGTATGTGGTAAGCGTGGTTAGGTGCTACGGTCACACTAAGATGGTTAACATGCTAGCCTCGCTTAATTTGAACTTTGAAGAAGTAATTACAATAAACTTTTAATAAACGTTTGACACGCTACGGCATACATGAGATATTAGGCCTCGTTGAGCAAGACACCGCTTAACACTGCTCTTTAACAATATGGACTAGGTGAAACATGCTAACAGTCGATAGGTTAACATCTAGCTTCTCTTGAGAGGCTAGTCAGATAACTTAACTAACTGAGAGATACAAACATGTTTAACACTAACGCTAAATTCATCGTAATCGCTTCTACTTTCCGTTTCGGCGCTTCTCAAGCCGCTAACATAGAAAACCACGTGGAAGCACACGACACATTAACAGCACATGGGTTCACTCATAAAGACGTGTTAGGCTTCTATAAGGAAGATGGCGCGGAGGTGGGTAATGCTGAGTTAAGCCTTGCAATCCCATGTACTACGGCGGCTCAGATCAAGTCTATGGCTCGTTTGTTCTGTGGTGGCTACAATCAGGATTGCATTGCAGTATGGAATCGTGACAGTAATACACTGTGGTTAGCAGATAAAGAGGGTCATGTATTCCACACTTGCGGTGCAATGCATATGAGTAAGACCTTACCAGACACGCAAGCGTGGACGTACACAGGCGGCTTTTACTTCTACGCGGAATAAGAGGCTACTATAAGAGAGTTAACAAGGTGTCTTAATTAGGGCACCTGATTAACTTACTTAGGAGTAACAAAATGAAGTATGTAACATTTATCTTCTTCTGGGCGGTTGTATCTACCGCTTTCGGCATCAACACGGCGCACGCTTCATACGATGCGCCACGCACCGATTCATCGCTGGAGGCAAAGAAGTGAGCACACAAGATAAAGTAATCCGTGTACTGGTAGCGCCGCTTGCACTTGTCGTCAATCCGTGGGCGTGGGGCGTCGTGAGCATTATCGGGCTTGTGAGAATGTTTTGATTGAATAGCCTAGTGTATCTTACGAGGTACACTGTGAAATTCATTCAACCTTACTTAAAGAGAGTAAATATTATGACTAACACTACTGTTAACACCGCCGCTACCTCTGACACCGTTGAAGAAATGGTAATCGTACCAGTCCGTGAGAGTGTGGCGGTTGAGATTCACGCCTTGCTTGACAATATCGGCGCTTCATACCTTAAAGTTGGCTCCCTCCTGAATGAGGCACGCGCTGACTTTGAAGCACAGAAAGAGTTCTTAGCGTGGGCTGAGTCTGAGTTCTCAATCAAGAAAGCTCAGTGCTACAACCTCATGAACGTTGCGCGTGTGTTTGATGGCAACGGCAAGTTTAAAGGCGTAGCGATGCGCGTAATGCTGGCACTGGTTTCACACGCTGACGACGCGGAAATCATGGATAAAGCCGCGGAGATGGCGATGGATGGCAAGCTTGACACTGCCGCCGTTAACGCACTCACAGGCAAGCAGAGGGCTACTCCAACTAACGAAGAAGTAGAGGACATCGAACAGGCTCAGGCTGCACAGGCGGGCGCACAGGCTTCAGAATCACAGCCCTTGCAGGCCTTGCCAGCAGAAACTACAGCGGGTGACGACGCACCGTTCGACACTGACGAGCGCACCGCAACACCTGCCGCGCCACTGGCTAACGCCTCAAACGCAGAGAACGAACGCACGGCGGCATTGCTGGACACTATCAAGCAGTTAAACCAGCAGATTGCAGATATGCAAGCCGCATTGAACGAACGCACAAGCGAGCGTGAGACGCGCAAAAGCGCAGCGCCACTACTCCCGCAGTTCAAATCTAAGTGCATGTATGCCCGCTTAGGTCTGAGTGCTGAAGAAGCAGAGAAGAAAACATCAGTAAACAAGGCACGCCGTGATCTGGTCAAGCTGGGCTACGGTGAAGGCCATGAAGCCTACGCTCTGATTTGTGAGGCAGTAGAGGCACTGACTAAGTAACAGTAGACACATCGTAGCGCTTAGGGTGACTTAGGCGCTTCTATTATGTTTTCTGGTACACAATTGAGGTAATAAGATGCAAGATTTACACGCTATTCAACTGCAATTTGAAGAAGAGATGTTCAACGGCGGCATTCGTCGCTTCGAGGCTGACAATCAGCGTGTTATAGCCAGCGGTAACGAGTCAGAAACCGCATGGAATCGCCGTTTACTCTCTGAATTGATCGCACCTATGGCTGAAGGCATCAACGCCTATAAAGAATCTTACGTTGGCAAGCGTGGAAAACCTGCTTTAGCCCTTGCCTTCCTTCAGTGCGTAGAGAATGAAGTTGCAGCATATATCACAATGAAGGTTGTTATGGATATGCTCAACACTGACGTAACCCTGCAAGCCGTTGCGATGACCATTGCTGAGCGTATTGAAGATCAGGTACGCTTCTCTAAGCTGGATGCACACGCCAACAAATACTTTGAGAAGGTTAAGGCCAGCCTCAAGGCGTCAAAATCTAAGCAATACCGCCACGGGCACCGCGTAATGGTAGCCGCTGAGAAATCAGTTAGTGAGAAAGATGCCGATTTTGACCGCTGGGAAGCATGGCCTAAAGAAACTTGCTTGCAAATCGGGGCTACCTTGCTGGATATTCTGGAATCTAGTGTGTTCTATCAGGGTGAGCCTGTATTCTTCCGCGCTATCCGTCAAAATGGCGTGCGCTCTACGTACTACCTTCAGACTTCTGAGACTGTGGGGGCATGGATTGAGGAGTTTAAAGAGCACGTGGCACAGCTTGCCCCAGCTTATGCCCCTTGTGTTGTCCCTCCCCGTGACTGGAAAAGCCCGTTCAATGGTGGATTCCATACTGAGAAGGTATCAAGCCGTGTGCGTCTGGTTAAAGGTGCGCGTGAGCATGTACGCAAGTTGACCGTTAAGCAGATGCCGAATGTGTACAAGGCCATCAACGCATTGCAGCGCACTGAATGGCAAGTTAACACTGACGTTATGAAAGTCGCTGATGACGTTATCCGCCTTAACCTAGGCTATGGGATGCCGTCCTTTAAGCCTCTTATCGATAAAGAGAACAAGCCACTTAACCCTGTGCCTGTGGAGTTTCAGCATTTGCGCGGGCGTGAGTTGAAAGAAATGCTCACCGCTGAGCAATGGGATACGTTTATCGCATGGAAAGGTGAGTGCTCACGCCTGTATACCGCTGAAACTAAGCGAGGCTCTAAGAGCGCCGCCGTGGTTCGCATGGTGGGACAAGCCCGTAAATACTCCGCGTTTAACGCCATCCATTTTGTTTACGCGATGGATTCCCGCAGCCGTGTATATGCGCAATCCTCCACGCTGTCACCGCAATCCAATGACTTAGGCAAGGCATTGCTCCGCTTTACTGAGAAACGCGCCCTAAATGGCTCTCAGGCGCTCAAATGGTTCTGTGTCGCGGGCGCTAACCTTTGGGGCTGGGACAAGAAAACCTTCGGCGTGCGCGTGTCCAACGTGTTAGACGGCGAGTTTCAAGATATGTGTCGTGATATCGCCGCTGACCCGCTCACCTTTACACAGTGGGCTGGCGCGGACGAGCCTTATCAGTTCCTAGCGTGGGCGATGGAATACGCGAACTACCTTGACCTGTTAGATGAAGACCGTCAAGAAGAGTTCCGTACACAGTTGCCAGTTCATCAGGACGGCTCTTGCTCAGGCATCCAGCACTATTCCGCAATGCTGAAGGACAGCGTAGGCGCGGCGGCGGTCAACCTCCTGCCTAGCGACGAACCACAGGATATCTACGGGCGGGTAGCTCAGGTAGTTATCGGCAAGGTGGCACAGCACGCTAACGCACTGGACGCGGATACGTTCACTTCTGGGAAGCTGACACTCACAGGCGATGCACTGCGCACCATGGCGGCATCGTGGGACGCAATAGGTATCACGCGCGGTCTGACTAAAAAGCCAGTCATGACACTGCCGTATGGCTCAACCCGTATCACCTGCCGTGAAGCTGTAGCCGATTACCTGATTGACCTAGAAGAGAAAGAGGCTCAAAAGGCGGTGGCAGAAGGGCGAGGAGTGAACCTTGTGCACCCATTCGGACAGGCAGAAGGACAGATGACCGAAGCGATGGCCTTGAACTACATGACGGCGCTTATCTGGCCTTCCATTTCTGAAGTTGTTAAGGCTCCAATCGTCGCAATGAAGATGATCCGTGCGCTGGCTCGCTTTGCTGCGAAACGAAATGAAGGGCTGGAGTATACGCTCCCTACTGGCTTCATTCTTCAGCAAAAGATTATGGCGACCGACCTTCTGCGCGTGCGCACTGTGTTGAGCGGCGATATAAAAATGGCTCTGCGACTGCAAGTCGATACCGATATTGTAGACGAATCAGCGATGATGGGTGCTGCGGCTCCTAACTTTGTTCACGGACACGATGCGAGCCACTTGATTCTGTCCGTCTGCGCAATGGTGGACGAAGGGATTACCTCAATTGCAGTCATTCACGACTCTTTCGGTACTCACGCAGACCACACACCAGACCTCCGCAACGCACTGAAAGGGCAGATGGTTGAGATGTACGCCAACACTAACGCGCTCCAGAAACTGCTGAGCGAACACGAAGACCGCTGGATGGTAGATACTAAGATTGAAGTACCGGAGCAAGGTGACTTTGACGTAAACCTGATTATGGAGTCGGAATACTGCTTCGCATAACTACTGGACAAATATACAGGCCATCCTTCGGGGTGGCCTTTTGTCGTTTAGTGGCTCGGGTGTCCAACGCGTTGGACAAGGGCAGATGCGAATAAGGGGCTACTATAGAACAAACCATCGAAGATGGGTAGTCTTTAGGTCTTCCTAGGTAATACAGGTAACTACCTTATATTACTTCTTTATACTATATAAGGTGTATTACCTAGGTAGTCCCGTCCTATTTAAGGGCTACTATGGAATAACCAATCAACTTTAATCTAATGGAGTATTATCATGCGCAACTTTGAGAAAACCACCCGCACTACTAAGAAAGTCTACGGCGAAGAGGTAGTGAAGAAGGGCAGCAAGTGCAACAAGACTAAGCGCGGTGGTGGTGACAAAGGTTTCTTCTTTGACATGAATACAGGCAAGTCTATGCTGGCTATGGTTCATGGAGGTGCAGAATAGTGGAATCATGGCGAAACATAGAAGGCCATGGAGGTTATGAAGTGTCTAACCTCGGTCGAGTTAGAAGCAACAAGGGTATACTCAAGGAATTCATTCAAGACAACGGGTATGCTGCCGTGATGTTAGGTGCTGGCGTGCGTAAACTGGTACATCGCTTGGTGTCTTTGGCTTTTATAGCCAATCCAGAAGGGAAACCAGAGGTCAACCACAAAGACCATGTACGGCATCACAATATGGTAGTTAACCTTGAATGGGTTACACGGCAAGAGAATATCGACCACTCCAACAACATTACTACCTTCCGTTTAAGAAACGAGATAACAGGTGAAGTTGTAGAAGGTCGTAACTTGTCAGCATTCGCCAAAGAGCGAGGACTACTTTACCCTAACCTCAATAAAGTAAATACGGGTGTGCGTCGTTCACACAAAGGATGGATAAAAGCATGAGCATTATTCAGAATATACCTTGTCCTGCTTGTCAGAAGAACGGGCACGATAAGAGCGGAAATCACCTCATGATTTTCAGCGACGGTGCAGGCTATTGCTCCCGTGGTCACTTCCATGATGGAGGCAAGCCGTATTATCAGTCGCCTGAAGGTGGCATCGAAATTACTGAGTTGCCTATCAACGGGACTATCAAGTACACGACTACACAGTTCAAAGAGCTAGTGAAGGAAGGGAAGATAAGCGACCCTAAGCTCCGCGCTATTGCCCTCGGTGGTATGCGCATGATTGACCGTTGGGAGGTCATGAATGAAGATGAACAAGCAGAAGTCCACGCAGAGTGGGAAGCAGATATCGAATGGTTCCTTGAACTCAAAGTTAAGAACCTAGTTAGCCGACACATCCGTGGAGATATTGCTAAACTTTATGATGTCCGTGTCGGGCATGACGCTGAGGGAAAGGTTGCACGCCACTACTACCCAAGGTTTGAAGGTGGGCGACTTGTAGGTGCTAAGTGTCGCACCTTGCCGAAGGATTTCAAGTTCGGACACCTAGGCAAGCTTTTTGGCGACCAAGACCTCTTCGGTGCTAACACGCTGTCTAACGTGTTGGACAAAGGTAGACGCCGTGACACACTCCTGATTACAGGTGGCGAACTGGACGCACTAGCAGCACAGCAAATGCTGATGGATGCAGCTACCGGAGACTGGAAGGGAAAACCTTATCACGTCTGGTCTATCAACAAGGGCGAGGCTTGCCTGCAAGAGATCGTTGCGAACCGTGAGTCTATCTCTCAGTTCAAGAAGATTATCTGGGGCTTCGATGGTGACGAAGTTGGCATGAAGCTGAACCAGCAAGCGGCTCGTCTCTTTCCAGGCAAGTCATACATCCTTGAATATCCCTGCGGTTGCAAGGATGCCAACAAGGTACTGATGTCAGGCAAGGACAAAGAGTTCGTTGACGCATGGTTCAATGCGAAGTCCAGCGAAGAGGTGTTCGGTAGCCAGATTAAATCTATCGGCGCTCTGCGTGACCAATTGAAGGAAGCGATGCCAGAGACAGGGCTGTCATGGCCTTGGCCTAAGCTGAACAAGATAACTCTGGGCATCCGTAAGCACCAGTTGATCATCGTAGGTGCAGGTTCTGGGGTGGGTAAGACAGAGTTCCTGCGCGAAGTAGCCAAGCACCTTATCGAGGAGCACGGTGAATCCGTTGGGGTTATCTCTACAGAAGACCCATTCAAGAAAGTGAGCCGTGCCTTCATTGGGAAGTGGATTGATAAGCGCATTGAATTGCCTGCAACCAACGACCCTACTGAGGACGGCTATCGTGAAGTGTTTGATTACACTAAGGAAGAGGCAGATGCAGCAATCGACTACGTTGCTGATAGTGGTAAGTTCTTTGTGGCTGACCTTGATGGTGACTACTCGATGGAGAAGATCGAACAAACGTGTCTTGAGTTTGAAGCAATGGGAATCCAAAACATCATCATCGATAACCTCACAGGTATTAAACTGGATGAAAGGCAGTTCGGTGGAAAGGTCGGTGCGCTTGACGAGTGTGTTAAGCGTATTGGTACAATCAAGGACAGGCACGCCGTTACAATCTTCCTTGTATCACACCTTACGCGCGTGGGAGGTCAACGAGTCAGCCATGAAGAGGGAGGCGATGTTATACTCTCGGACTTCCGTGGTTCTGGTGCCATCGGCTTTTGGGCATCTTACGCATTGGGCATTGAGCGCAATACCCGCGCTGAAACCCTTGATGAAAGAACGACTACATATATTAGTTGCGTTAAAGACCGAGATCAGGGCATTTACACAGGGACTAAGGTCATGCTCAAGGGCGAGATGTCAACTGGACGCCTGCGAGAGCCTGCTCAGAGATCTCGATCGTTTGACACTGGAGCACCTAAAGAACAACCCATACCTGCTGAAATAGGGGCTACTATAGAACAGCCCATGAATGACACACAGGAGTTCTGAGTGTAGTTATCAGGTTGTCCAACATGTTGGACAGCCTTATTAACCATGCTTAACTTAATCAACGGAGATATACAATGGCTATCAAATTACACCTGAATACAGGCGACAAGGTTCGCAACATCCGTACCACCTCAAGCCGTTACGGTCTGATTGGGTTCGTAGAGAAGATTCAACTTGACGCCAAGCGTGGCAACAAGTACCTCGTCAAGTGGTCTACTGGCGTGTATGGTACGTACTTTGTAGAGCTAGCGCACCACAGTCTTGAGGCGGTAGTAGGTAGCAAGTCAGCACGTCAGCACTATAAGCTGGCAACGTTTGGCCTACGCTATGGCAAACCTCTTCTGAGCGAGGAAGAGTTAGACAAGGCATGGGCTGACCTTCACAAGATGTGTGTAGATAATAACGTCATGGTTGTTCATGACGAGCTTGTAATCACACCTAAGCTCCGCACCCTCAAGAAGGTACGCCGTAACGTAATCACTGGAAAGACACAGGAAGAGATGGTGAAGATCTGTGGTAGCCATGCAATCGGTGTGCACCAGTTCAACAAGCGCTGCCTCGGCCTGTCCACTGGTCAGGCTATGCGCCTTATCGGGGAAGCTATCGTAAACCCCGGAAGTCCTGTGCGACTCTGGGATGTTGACCATGCAATCACTGACCCTCACGTCAAGGCAGGACGGGGCGACCTGAACAAGACCTTCGTCGCTCTGGTGGAATCGCTGATTAAGCGTAACGAACTCGTCGGCATCACGTTCGACCTGCCGAAGCAGTACATGACATTCAACCCTATCGTAATCGAAGAAACCTACGTGGAGACTCACTAATGAAACGTAATCAAGTCAAGCAATCCCATCTCTTCCGTACCCTGCGCGAGTGTGGTGTGGGTGAGCGCAAGGCATTGCGTATGATCAAGCACGCCATGTTCGTGAACAAGAAAGCAGGCGATAATAACTATGACTGTTCTCCAGCCGGCTTCTGTATCTGGGTAGATCAAGGCAAGTACGCTCGTACTTGGCAGGGGGTTGGTCATGCACGGTAACAAACACAGCCTGACCATGTTCGATGGTCACGAAGACCTTCAAGCAACGGTGACTAATGACGCCTTCTTGTTTGCTCAGGTGATGATGGAAGAAGCGAAGAAGAACCGCATCGACCGTAGCACCTTCATCAAAGAAGCAACCGAAGGCCGTACCTGTCAGAGCACAGGTCATCGCCGCCGCAGTCGATAAGCCGTAGGGTTGTCCAACATGTTGGACAGCTCTATATCGTATTTACTGGAGGGATTATGCCGCATAACTTTGACTCGGATTGGAACTACCAAGACCGTAACCAACCTAAACGCAGACCACTTAACGAGGAGGACTACTATGAAGAATGACCATACCCATTGGGCTGAGTTCGCCAAAGGACGAATCCTAGTAATGGATGCGGAGTCCAAAGGCTTACTCCCTCAAATCCGCTACAACAAAGGTAATCACGATGTACACATCTTCTGTGTAATGGATCTGATTACTACCGAAGAGTTCCTATTCTTCAATGCGTATGATGACCGCGACCCAGATGCACGCGAGCGCCTAATCGAATGGGAAGGCCATCAAGACGGTACACTGGAAGACGGTGTGAAGTTCCTGATGGGTGCCGATGCAATCGTATCGCAGAATTTCCTAGGATATGATGGCCTGTTGTTAGAGAAAGCCTTCCCGGAAATCTGGAAGGGCTACAACTACACAGAGAAGCGCGGCAAGGGTTCATTCCGCCCCGACCTAGCACCTGTCAAAGTAATGGACACTCTGGTAATGTCTCGCCTACTTAACCCTGACCGCCGCTTGCCTCCACAGGCTTACGCGAAAGGCATGGGTAATGTTGGCCCACACTCTATCGAAGCGCACGGTATTCGAATCGGACGATATAAGCCAGAGAATGAAGACTGGAGCAAGCTGACCGACCACATGGTACACCGTGTGCGTGAGGACGTTGCTATCGGTCGTGATATGTTCCTATGGTTACTTAACGGTGAGTGGAAAGAGCACCAGCAGCGCGGTGTTAACACACGCACAGGGCATGGTATTGTCACGGCGTACCATATGGAGGCCATCGTTGCACTTGAGATGCAGCGGCAGGCTAACCGCGGGTTCCGTCTGGACATCGACAAATCTATCGCACGGTGTGAAGAGTTGGACGAGCAGATTGACAAGACAGTCGCTGGCTTCCGTCCTCACATGCCGATGCGTATCAAGTCAAAACCTTTTAAGCCAGCAGAGAAACAGGAGTATGTTGATGCTGCAAACACATTTAGTTTACAGAATAAGATTGGCGTTACGCTTGGATGTGATTGTTTCCTTCACGCTGAGCGGCGTTCCGATAGAAAGACTGTATGGGCAGTCACTACTAAGTCGGGAGATTGGTCTGCTAACGTCAAGAAAGACTACCCTCACCTCAGAGGAAATGCTAACGATACGCCAACTATCAAACATATCGGCCCATATACGCCTGTAGCCTTTGAAGATATACCCCTTGGAAACCGCGATACGGTCAAGCAGGTTATCTATCAATACGGGTGGAAAGGGGTAGAATACAACGACACTGAGCAAGCACATATTGATGAACATGGCATCCCTCCGAAACTGTGGAGTGGAAAGATAAATGAAAAGTCAATCGACCTTTGGAAAGAACGTACAGCAAGTGAAGGCAAGTCTGTCCCTGAATGGTGTCTCGGCATCGCGTCATGGTACATCCTCGTATCAAGGCGTGGTCAGATCCTTAACCGAGGTGACGTGGAGACGTTCCTTGAGAAAGGACACTGGCCTTCGCAAGCAGGTACTAGAAAGTGTCGTGGCCTTGTACCTTGTGCCTTCTCGAAAGAGCTAGGCATAACAGCACAGGAGTTTTATGAAACCTATGGCAAGTGGCCTACGTCCGATGTCGATACGTCAGAGTGGCGCGTTCCCGCTATTGCTATTAGCATTGGCACTTCTACGTTCCGTATGCGTCATCGCAATGTCGTTAATATTCCTGCCCGTGGCCTTTATCCTCTGCGTGATTTATTCATAGCTGGTAAAGGTAAGATGATTCTTGGCTGTGATGGGGCGGGTCTTGAGCTTCGTGTCTTGTCGCACTTCATGAACGACCCTGAGTATCAGGAAATCGTACTACATGGTGACATCCACACGCACAACCAGTTAAAGGCTGGCCTGCCTAAGCGAGACATGGCGAAGACATTCATCTACGCATTCCTCTATGGCTCCGGTATCCCTAACCTTGCGGCTGTGTGCGGCATCTCTGAGAAGGAGATGAAGGAAGTTGTGGCTCGATTTGAAATTGAGCTGCCGTCCCTAGCCAGACTCAAGGCGTCCGTATCCAACGCTGGAAACCAGTACGGCTACCTTCAGGCACCTGATGGGCATTGGGGTCGCATCCGTATGGCGAATGGTGAACTGAAAGAGCACACAATGCTGAACGTATTGTTGCAGATGACAGGCTCACTGTGTATGAAATACGCCGCCGTCCGTGCATTCTTCATGATGCGCAAGGAGAAAGTTGGCCTTGACGATGAAGGGCACCCGGCTTCCGTGGCTAACGTCCACGACGAATTGCAGATGGAGGTTAACGCTGATGAAGTTCTTGAGGTGTCATATGTACTTGAGTCGTCCGAATGGGATGCTGAAGAGAAGAAGGCATACATCGACGCCGAAGGTCGCATGTGGTCAGCTCCTGTAATCATTGCAGGTAATCGGAAAGAAGATAAGGTAGTCACGGTTCAACGTCGCTACCATCGTGTCGGTCAGATCATTGCAGAAGCGATGACTTGGGCTGGAACCTTCCTCAAAATGCGCTGCCCTATGCAAGGGGAGTACAAAATCGGTGCAAGCTGGAAGGAGACACACTAATGGTCAGTAACTTTAAGTGCGCTACTATCTCTGGTCAATTTGATCTAGCCTCTATTTAGGGGCTACTATAGAAGGAAGACCCATGTAATATAGGTCTTCCAAGGTAATCAATCTTATTAGTGTATTCAAGGAGAATAATATGTCTGTAGTATCTACTGTGGTATTCCTGTCTCAGTCCCTGCGTGTAATGGCTAACCGTATGCACTCCAAAGCAATCAATGCTATGGAGAAGCGCATCAAGCAGGTTGAAGCAGAGCAGGTGAAGTGTGAAGCGCATCGCAGTAAGATGATGGTCAACTGCCACAATAAGCACTATGCTGCTAAGGCAGCAGCGACCACCAAGTTCAACGAAGAGATGGCTGCGCTGAAGAAGAAACACTTCGCTCGCATCGACAAGCTGGACACTGCATTCGAGCAGAACCGTCGCACCATTGCGCTGACCTCTCAGGCTTCATCTAACGAACTGAAGCGCGAACTGGCTATGCTGGGTAGCGAACTGGATCACCTGACTAAGTAATAAAGGGCTACTATAGAACAAAGGTCATCTTCTGGTGGCCTTGATTGTATTGTAACCTTAACAAGGAGATTTAATAAATGGCACGTAATTTTGACTTTGGCGCTGACGTAGCTGCTGGCGGTGGTGCGGTATTCAAGAACCCAGAAGTGGGCGACCATGAATCCATCATCTCTGCCATCGTACACGTTGGCTCCTTCCAAGACCACTTCAAGCAAGGTGGCAAGGTAGATATTAAGAAGCCGTGCAACTACGTACTGGTTCGTGCAACCCTGATGGGGGACGAAGACCTGAACGAAGACGGCTCTCGCATGGAACAGTGGACAGCGGTCGCACTGAAGTCCGGCGACAAGGCCACCCTTACCAAACTGATGAACGCGGTTGACCCGAAAGAGTCGATGGGTGGCTTTGATGACTTCATCGGCGCACCTTTCACTGTAAGCATGGTTGGCGATGCGAAGGGCGGAACTAACGAAGATGGTTCATTCAAGTACGTGAACTGGAAAGGCTTCGCTGGTTGCCCTCAGAAACTGGCTAAGTTGGTACTGGCTGCGGTGGAAGAAGAAGGTATCACTACCCTGGGTCACATCCCGTTTGCTGGCATCACCAAAGAAGTGCTGGATGCAATCCCTGCGCACATGGTTCGTCAATACTTCCTGAACGAAACACAGAATGGTAAGAACCTGTCCGTCGAAGGTAGTCCTGTGGCTGCAATCATCTCTGCTGCCCGTGAAGCGGACGCTGACTGGAAGAAGGCCAAGGCCAAAGATGCCAAGCCTGACGACAAGCAGCCTCTGACCACTGGCGCACAGGTGCCGTCCGATGTACCGGAGCCACAGAATGTGCCTGCACCGGACATGGATGCGGATCAGGTATACTGATATGAAAGTCCAAGCAATCACTCTGCACTTCAAGCCCGGCGTAACGTCGCTGGGCGGCACTCAGGCGGTTTCTTTTAACGAATGCGGAACTTATCCCGACTTGCACTATATCGTGCGTGAGGGCCAGCACATCGTTAATTACACCGACCGCCATTCCGGTGAGCGCGTAGGCGTTTCACTCCCGGCCTCGGATATCCGTCAGGTAAACACCCGTCTGTAATTCTGTCCAACACGTTGGACAACTTTAGCGGCCCCGGTAATTAGGGGCTACTATAGAAGAGAGAAACATTTACGGCGAATTCGCCAAGTCATTTATAAAGGAGAATTATATTATGTTCACTATCGAAACCATTTCTAACCGTGTTGTTAAAGCTGGCAAACTGGTAGCTGTTGAGAGCTTCATCATCGTTGACGCTGAAGGTTCCCTGATCTCTGGCACCAAGTCCTACGACACCCGCGAAGAAGCGCAGGCGAAGATTGACTCTATGGGCAATCTGGCTGAAGGTCTGGCGTTCGCTAAGGCTGCATTCCCAGGCATGGCTGACAAAGCGCTGGTGGGTAAAGCCAATGCGATCGCTGCGTATCTGGATTGGATTGCTGCTGGTCGTCCGGTTAAGTCCGTTGAAGAAGCTGCTGCTGACGTGGCGAGCGAAGAGACTGTTGTTGCTGAGCCTGCTGCACCTGCGGTAGACGAAGAAGAAACCTTCTAAATCCTGAGCGACGGTCGCGTGTCACTGAAATGAAGTGGCACAAGCCCACCATGCCCACCTGAGAAAATCTTGGGTGGGCTAATTTTTCGTTGATAGTTATTGGAGAATAAATTATGCCGACTATTGAATCTCGTTACTTGATTGTTTCGGAGGTAAAATGCGCCCACACTTCAACTTCGGTGCGGAGGTATCCGAAGACAACAACCTAATACTGTGGCCAACTGAAGGTAAGCGAATCGCACTACTTGATGGGGATATGGTTCCATACATCATTGGTTATACAATCAGTGAGATGACCCTAGTCCGGGCGATGACCCGTGTTAAGTCTGGACAGGTTGCAACCATAGAAGACACACCGGAATGCAAGGCAGCTTGTGACCGCGTGAATGGTCTTCTTAACTCATGGGTATTCAGTGCAGACTGTGATGCAGCACGCATCTTCATGACTTCATCGGCGGATAACTTCCGTCTACGTCTTGCCTTCTCAGTGCCGTACAAGGGTACACGTAAAGCTGAGAAACCACCGTTCTTCTATGAGATGCGCGAGCACTTACTGAAGGTACACGGTGCCGTGCTAGCGGAAGGTGACGAGGCAGATGACCTCATGAGCATCGCACAATGGGATGCACACCGGGAGTTCCTCGCAGAGACGGGTAACGAGTTCGATATAGGTAGCCCGGAGCACAGGGCGTTCTCCACGACTACCATCGTGTCTGCTGATAAAGACTTGATGATTGTTCCCGGCTGGCATCTCATTCCCGGTGAAGAACCGAAATGGGTAGAGCCGCTGGGTGAACTACACTTGCACTATTCTTCTGGTGGCAAACTTAAGGGCATAAAAGGTTCTGGACTAAAGTTCTTTTATTCTCAAATGGTGACTGGAGACACTGTAGACGCCTACAAAGGTATACCGGGTCGTGGTGCTAAGTTTGCATATGAGTTGCTTCATAAGTGCAAGGATGAAAAGGAACTATACATGGCTGTGCTGGGTGCGTACAAAGATAAGTATGGACGTGGTGCAGTTAGGATTAACAACTTTCGTGGTGGGTATCGTATTGGTAAAGCATATGACATGATGCTGGAATCAGGACGACTTGCACACATGTCGCACTTTAGCGGTGACATATGGCGTCAAGATAAATCCACAATCATATGGGGAGATGATAAGGATGCTTGGAAGTAATTGCATTGACCACGGTAAGCTTGGCTTCGGACTAGGTTATGCTAGTGGGAAGTTCTACGATTCTACCGGAAAGATACGCAATACAACCATGCACCGCATAGCGTACTGCAATGCTAATGGTATCAATCCAGAAGACTTAGGTCGAAAGGTTGTATTGCGCCACAAGTGCGACAACCCACGCTGCATAAACCCAGAGCATCTTGAGGTCGGTACTCATAAAGAGAACTCAGACGATATGAAAGGTCGTGGAAGGTCTAAGACCAACGAGCAGCATTGGAATTGTCAGCTTACGCAAGAAGCCATTGATGCCATACGTAAGGCATACGCCACTGGCAAAGCCTTCCAACGACAACTGGCTGAGAGATACGGTGTGGCTCAGTCACACATCTCTCGTATAGTAAGGGGAGAACAACGTGGCAGCAAAACTAAAAGCGAAGGAGGTTCCTGAGTTTAAGAAGGAACTAGCCAAAGCTCAAGGCAACAAGTGCCCTCTATGTGGTGGTAGCCTGCTGGCTATCACTGCTGTTAACCGTGTACTCGACCATGACCATGAGACTGGCTTCTGCCGTGCCGTGGTTTGCCGTGGGTGTAATGGGGCAGAGGGTAAGATTCTGAATGTAATCTCTGGTTATGGCAAGGCTGGCAACAGTCGCTATCACCAGATTGAATGGCTGCGCAACCTCCTGAATTATTGGGAGCTACACCGCACACCTCAGACCGACAAGATTTATCACCTGCATAAGTCTGCGGCTGAACTACGAGAGGCGAAGAACCGAAAGGCTCGTCTTGCATATTCACGTAAAAAGAAGGAGACATAAGTGGGTAAACTTCGTTCCCTCTATAAAGACTCTGAAGTATTGGAGGCCATCGATTTAGCCACTGGCGAAGACGGTAATGTCAATTATAACAAGATGGCTAAGGTCTTGTCGGCTCATGCGGTCGGTAAGAAGATCACACGCCAGCTTGCTCGCTATTGGGCTTCTCAGTTCGATACGACGAAGAAGAACGGCGATCATTATCAGTCACTTCTTCCGGCGAACCGCCGTATTAAGGAAGCGCGTCAGCTCCGTAAGCCTGACCGTTATGAGGATCTGGCTACTGTACCACTGCCTGAGTCAAATCATCAAGTCATTCTGGTGATCCCTGACACTCACGCCCCTTATGAGCATCAGGATTGTCTAGAGTTCTTGTCGGCTGTTGCTGCTAAGTTCCGCCCTGACACAGTTGTGCATCTTGGCGACGAGGCAGACAAGCACGCCATGAGTTTCCATAACTCAGACCCTAACCTTGACTCTGCTGGCATGGAGCTGGAGAAGGCACGCATCTTCATGATGAAGCTGCACGGCATGTTCCCAGTGATGCGCCTGTGCCACTCTAACCACGGCTCAATGGTCTTCCGTAAGGCTAATGCTCACGGCATCCCTGTCCAATACCTGCGCACTTATCGTGAAGTCTTCTTCCCTAACGGTGGCGGCGAGCGCTGGGAGTGGCAGCACACTCACATCCTCGACCTACCTAACGGTCAGCAGGTGGCATTCAAGCACCAGCCTGCGGGTGGCGTGCTTGGAGACGCTGCACATGAGCGTATGAACGTTGTGGCGGGTCACTTGCATGGAAAGATGTCTATCGAGTTCGCAGCTAATAGCTCCGAGCAGTATTGGGGCGCACAGGGTGGCTGTCTAATTGACAATGACTCTCTGGCGTTTGCATATGGTAAAGAGTCCAAGTTCAAGCCAGCGCTGGGTTGTATGGTGATTGTCGGTGGCGTGCCACAGATTGTCCCGATGCAGACGGGTGTTGACGGTCGCTGGGTAGGCCAGTTTTAAGAGGCTACTATAGAACAAAGGTCATCTTCGGGTGGCCTTGATTGTATAGTGACTAAATCAATTAAGGAGGCTATTATGCATAACCATTTCCCAGAGTGCAAAATCTGGAACGGTGGGGGCCCGTGTACCTGCAAACCTGAGTCCAACACGTTGGACAAGCAAGACGTGGTGAAGAACCCATCACACTACCAGTTCTTCCCTGAGCTGGAAGCTATCGAAATCATTGCGATGTCCATGACCCTCGAAGGGTTCCGTGGGTATTGCTTAGGCAACCGCCTCAAGTATCGCCTGCGTGCAGGTAAGAAGGACGATCCGAAGCAGGAGCTGGACAAGTCTGACTTCTACATCGAGCTGTTCAACAAGAACAAGCACCTGTGTCGTCCACCTATCGGGGCGCGTTGGTGATGAACATCTTCCAATTCTTTGGTCTAGATGAAGACCACCGCCGTCACCCGGTACAACTGGTGAAGCACCGTGATGAAGTCCCAGAGAAGAAGCTAACCTTCCCGTGTTATGCACAGGTTAAGCGTGATGGCATCTTCGCTGCTGTATGCGTACAGACTGGTGGCCTCGTCCGTATCTTCGGTCGCACAGGCAAGAAGCTGGCTAATGTAGAGCACCTTGAAGACCGCTATGCATGTTTCCCTGCGGGCATCTACTTCGGTGAGTTGCAGTCTATGGCTGTGGATATCTACCTTGAAGCCCTGTCTGGTGTGGTCAACCCTAACCGCACAGAGCCTCTTGACTTTGTAGGCCAGCAGATTAAGGATGCACTGTACATCGACTTCTTCGACATGATGACCCTCCAAGGCTTCATCGCAGGCCAGTCTGATGTCACATTCGTCAAGCGCCATGCAGCCCTGAATCGCCGTATTGCTCCTATGCTCTATGCTGAAAAGCATGATGCCATCCTGCCTCTTATCCCGTGTCACAACGAGAAAGAAGTGCAGGCATTCGCAGACGAGCAGACCGACGCAGGCCGTGAAGGTGCAGTGTTCAAGCTGGATTGTGATTGGGAGGCGGGACATAAAGGTTATCGTCAGACCAAGATCGTCCGTATGGTAAGCTACGACTTGACCTGCATCGGCTTCGAAGAGGGCAAAGGTAAGTATGCTGGCAAAGTGGCTAACCTCGTCTTCAAGTGGAAGGGTGGCAAGTCAATCAAGGTGATGCTCGGCAAGGGGTGGACTCATGCGCAGGCAGAGAAAATGTTTAACGATATTAAGTTTGGCGGTGAACTCAACGTCATCGGAAAGATCTTCGCTGTCAAGGCTTTGCAGGAATCCAGCAAGGGAGTCCTACGACTTCCGAAGGCTGGTGAACTCCGCCATGATAAGGAGGTTTCAGATGTCTACTAAGTTAGAAACTGCCGCTCGTTCGGTACAGGTGGCAGAAGCCATCTTCGAGGGTTTGTCCTGCGGGATTGAACCGTGTTATAACCTGCTTCAAGAGGCACATGACCTTGGTCTGTCCGTAGAAGCTATCCGTGAAAAGGTGCAAGAACTCTATGGAGAAGACGAAGACGAAACCACAGATTAATCAGGCTGGCTACGATATGCTGGAGCAACACATCCTCAAGGCTTCTCACCCTAGTGTGACGAAGAAGCATGACGAGCTTGTGTGGGACGAATGTAAGCGACATATCCTCGCCTGCATTAACCAGCAGTTTCAGGTGACGCATTGATTATCCGTGAGGCCACGTACTTCGATGTCCCAGAGATACTGCGACTAGCTGATGTGTATGTCCGTGAGGAAGTAGAACCTACAGGGCATCACTCAGCCATCTGGGATGCGAATATGATGGCACACAACCTGATGGTATCTAGCAACAGCCCTGACGACATCGTATTACTTGCGGTGGAAGATGGGCAGATTATCGGCTACCTGTGGGCAGCTTCGCACTGCCTCGGCCCATGGTCTCCTGCTAAGGTGGCATCGGATTATCTTTTCTACGTGGTGCCTAAGTGTCGCGGCTCCCGCGCTGCATACAAATTAGTGCGTGCCTACCAAGAGTGGGCTGTCAGCATTGACTGTGTGGAGGTTCGTTTGTCCGTGGCTTCTGGCATCAATCAAGGGCGAACTGCTAGACTCTTTGAACGTCTAGGGTTCAGCAGCCAAGCCTTCGTTTATAACTACAAGCCATAGGAGAATCACATGGGTTCCTTAAAGAAAGTATTGAAGAAAGCAGCCGACCCGCTCGGTCTATTTACCAGCCCAGACATCAAGGTGCCTGAAATGAAGACACCTGCGCAGCAGCTAACTCGTCAAGAGGAAGTTGGTGCCGACGATATCACAATGGGCACTGATGACGAAACCTCTACGGCGGCGAAGGGAAAACGTGCCCTTCTGCGTCCGTCAACTGGCTCTAGCCTCGGGGGTATCTGATGCAAGTGCCGGGTCGTAAGCGTTCAAAGATTCCAAAGGTCTGGGAGAGGCTTGCCCGTGAGCGTAACGAGTTCCTTGACCGTGCCAAGAAGTATGCCGTGCTTACCTTGCCGTATCTCATTGAAGATGCAAGCAGTCAGCCCGGTTCACAAAATGGCTGGCAAGGTGTCGGCGCACAGGCTGTCAATCACTTGTCCAACAAGCTTGCGCAGATACTGTTCCCACCACAGCGCTCGTTCTTCCGCATCGACCTGACCCAGAAGGGCGAGGCAGAGATTGCAAAGGCGGGATACAAGAAGACCGAACTGGCCTCCTTGTTCGCAGTGGTCGAGACTCAGGCCATGAAAGCTTTGGAGGGACGCATGTTCCGACCTGCAATGGTAGAGGCATTCAAGCACCTGCTGGTGGGCGGAACTGTTATGTTGTACAAGCCGAAGACTGGTTCCATTCAGGCTGTCCCGTTGCACCACTTTGTGTGTAGCCGTGACTCCAATGGCGACCTGCTGGATATAATCTTGCTACAAGAGAAGAGCCTCCGCACCTTTGACCCGATGACCCGTGCTGCCATTGAGGCGGCTAAAGGTAATCAGAAGTGCAAGGATGATGACGAGATTAAGCTGTACACCCATGCGAAGTTGGAAGGCGACGGAATGTGGGTGGTACGCCAATCCGCTGACGACATCCCTGTAGGTGAAGAGTCTCGTGTTGTCTTTGAGAAGTTACCATTCATCATTGCAACATGGAAGCGAGCATACGGTGAAGCCTATGGGCGACCTCTCTGTGAGGACTACGCAGGCGACCTATTCGTAATCCAGTTCCTGTCCGAAGCTGTGGCGCGTGGCGCTGCTCTGATGGCAGACATTAAGTACCTGATTCGTCCGGGCTCCCAGACTGACGTAGACCACTTCGTCAACTCTGGCACTGGTGAGGTCATCACTGGTGTGGCTGCCGATATCCACATCGTACAGCTTGGCAAGTACGCCGATCTGACACCTATCGATGCTGTGCTGGAGAAGTATACCCGCCGCATCGGTGTCGTGTTCATGATGGAATCACTAGTACGCCGTGATGCAGAACGTGTGACTGCCGTAGAGGTCCAGCGCGATGCACTGGAACTTGAGCAGAGCCTAGGAGGTGCATACTCGCTATTCGCTGCCATCCTGCAATCTCCGCTGGCTATGTGGGCGCTACAGGAAACTAAATCTTCCTTCACTAAGGACAAGTTCGACCCTGTGATTGTCACTGGTATCGAAGCCCTTGGTCGTATGGCAGAGTTAGACAAGCTGGCACAGTTCTCTCAGTTCATGGGGCTGCCTCTCAACTGGCCTGAACAGGCGCAGGGTGAATTAAGCTGGCCTGATTACATCAATTGGGTACGTGGTCAGATCTCCGCAGAGCTTCCATTCTTTAAGACGGATGAACAGAAGAATGCCGAGGCTGCTGCTGCACAAGAGCAGAACCAAGATCAAATGTTAACCGAAGGTATGGCTAAGGCTATGCCGCAAATGATGAAGGAGTAACTATGTCATTTTCATTTACTGAACCCACCTCAACTCACCCAACCGAGCCAGAGGTAACTACCACAACGGAGGGCACTGCCGATGGGATTAGCACTACTGATGGCGCTGTTGGTGCTGGTGATAACGACACGACTACTGGCGATGAATCAGGCAATGCAGAGAACTCCGGAGGAGATGATTCTGATGGCAAAGGCACGACAGAAGAGAAGCCAGCGGTCGCAGAAGAAAAGCCGGGTGATAAACCAGAGCAGGTTCCATCCGAAGTAAGCTATTTCTTTGGTGGAGAGGAAGTCAGTGTTGACATTGACCCATCTCACCGTGAAGCATTTGAAGCCAAAGGTCTGGACATTGACGCCCTAGTGGCTGAACTATACGGCAAGGGAGGTTTCGATCTTTCCCCTGAGTCCCGCGCTAAGTGTGACGAAGCATTCGGTAAGTTCGCTATGGACGCATTCCTTAACAGCCTGAAGCTACAAGGCGAGTCTTACATGACTTCCTCTAAGCAGGCGGCTGAAGCGAAAGAGCGTGCCGATGCAGAACTGTTCGCCTCTATCTCTGCCGAAGTTGGCGGCGACGAGGGCTGGGGTCGTCTGGAGGCATTCGCTATGGACACGCTGTCTCAGGAAGAGTTGGACGCGTTCAACGAAGTGATGGCCTCTGGCAACAAGTACCTGCAACAGTATGCCGTGCGCGAGCTGGAAGGCCGTCGCAAAGGTGTACAGGGTGATGACGAAGTGAAGATGATTGAAGGTAACGCATCTCCTCGCGGTGGCGCTGACAATGGCCCACTGAATGCCCGTGACTACATCAAGGCCACTGCTGAATTGGGCAGTAAATTCCCGCAGGACAAGGCGGGCTACTCCCGTGCTCAGGCACAATTAGATGCCCGGCGTCGTGCTGGTCAAGCTGCTGGACTGTAATTAGGGGCTACTATAGAAGGAGGGAATCTTGATTGGTTTCTTCCTCTTACTTTTCAAATACTTATAAAGGAGAATTATTAATGAGTACACCAAATAACCTGACCAACGTTGCTGTTTCCGCTTCCGGTGAAGTAGATAGTCTGCTGATTGAGAAGTTCAATGGCAAGGTGAACGAGCAGTATATGAAAGGTGAGAACCTGCTGGGTTACTTCGATGTTCAGACCGTCACTGGTACGAACACCGTGAGCAACAAGTATCTTGGTGAAACCGAACTGCAAGTTCTGGCTCCGGGTCAGTCTCCTAATGCAACAGGTACGCAGACCGATAAGAACCAAGTTGTTATCGATACCACTGTGATTGCCCGTAACACCGTTGCGATGCTGCATGATGTACAGGGTGACATTGATAGCGTTAAGCCAAAGCTCGCTATGAACCAGACAAAGCAGTTGAAGAAGATGGAAGACCAGATGGTCGTCCAACAGCTTCTGCTTGGCGGTCTGGCTAACACCAAAGCCAAGCGCACCAACCCACGTGTCAAAGGTCATGGCTTCTCTATTAACGTAGAGATCACCGAGGCAACTGCACTGGCAAGCCCACACTACGTGTGTGCCGCTATTGAGTATGCTCTGGAGCAGCAGCTTGAGCAGGAAGTTGATATCTCCGACATCGCCATCCTGATGCCGTGGAAATACTTCAACACCCTGCGTGACATGGATCGCATTGTTGACAAGAGCTACACCATTGCTCAGTCCGGTGCCACTGTGAACGGTTTCGTGCTGTCAAGCTTCAACTGCCCGGTTATCCCTTCTAACCGCTTCCCTACTTACTCTGCAACTCAGGTGAACCACCTGCTGTCCAACGAAGACAACGGATACCGTTACAACTCTGTTGCTGAAATGAACGGCGCTGTGGCTGTATTGTTCACTGCGGATGCACTGCTGGTTGGTCGTACTATCGACGTAACTGGTGACATCTTCTGGGAGAAGAAAGAGAAGACCTTCTATATCGACACCTACATGGCTGAAGGTGCAATCCCTGATCGTTGGGAAGCTACCGCAATCGTTACAACCAAGCGTGACGCCGCTGGCGCTGCAACTGGTGTTGGTGCTCAGAACGCTGAAGTTGCTGCACGTGCTAACCGTAAGGCAATCCTTACCCGTACATCTGCGGTCACTTTCGGTCTGGATGGAGCGAGTGAAGCTGCGGCTGCACCTGCTGCACTGAATCCACAGGATCTGGTTTCTGCTGTTCAGTCCATCATGGCTGCTACCGTCAAGCCTAACGCACTGATCTCCCCTGCTGGCGGAACTAAGTAACACCTATGCCCTCTCCTTAATTGGGGAGGGTTATTTTGTTTAGGAGGAATCATGGCTCTATATGATATGAATTACTCTGCAAGTGAACTAATGCAGGGTGCCAACTTTGACCTAATCAGCGACAAGCTCGACGCAGTGAACCTGCTGATGCGTGCCATTGGTGTGGCGGGTGTGGACTCTCTGGATTCAGGCGACCTCGATGCAGAAGATGCGAGCAAGATGATTGATGTCGTCTCGCACCGACTTCAGTATAACAAGGGTGGTGGCTGGTGGTTCAATCGTGAAGGCAACTGGAACATTGCACCAGACTCAAATGGTGAAGTGAGCCTGCCTAACAATACTCTGGCTGTCCTGCAATGCTACGCCATGAATGACCGTAAGGTTCCGATGACTATGCGTGCAGGCAAGCTGTACTCTACTTGGAATCATACCTTCGACATGCGTAGTCACGTTAATGCCAATGGTGCAATCCGCCTTACTCTGGTCGTGATGTTGCCATTCGAGCACCTGCCTCCGTCAGCGATGCAGGCCATTGCTTATCAGGCGGCGTGTGAGTTCATCACCTCCAAGGGTGCAGACTCAACTAAGCTGAAGGTCAACGCAGAGATTGCCAGACAGTCGTACATTGACATGCAGAGTGAGCAATCTGCGCAGAAGCGCACCAATATGTTTGTACACAACCCAACCCAGCGTGCCTTTGGCATTGGTGCAGGTGGTTACAGTAACATGCCGGGGTTTCAGCATGGGCCTTACAACCAGTACCCGGAGCGTGACTGATGGAGGTACAAGGCTCATACGGACGACTCATTCAAGGTATGTCTCAACAACCCGCTGCCGTGCGTCTTCCGGGGCAGGTATCCTATCAACTTAATACAACGCCAGATGTGGTGGATGGGGTGAAGACCCGACCGGGTACTAACTTCATTCGGGAGATTGCTGGCACCTTGCCAGAGAATACCCACTTCCACCACTACCGCCGTGGGGATGACATCGAGGAATACTTCATTGTCACCAAGCCTAATACGTTCCCAGAAGTATACGACAAGTCTGGGCGTAAGTGCGTGGTTACTCTAGAGGGAAGCCCTGCGCCATACACCAACGTTTCCAATCCTGCAAAGAACCTACGACTGATGACCATTGCAGACTTCACATTCATTGTGAATACTGGCACAACTGTTAAGGTGCGTGCAGACAAAAGCCCAACCGTTGGGAATCAGGCTATCGTGTTCTCTGCTTTCGGGCAGTACGCTACGACCTATAAGATTCTAATTGGAGGAACTTTGGCGGCGTCCTACACCACGCTTACTGGCGGCAACGACAAGGATGTTGAGACTATCAGGACAGAGTACATCATCGGCAAGCTCCATGAGAGCCTACTTACGTGGACTAGTATAGATGCGTACACGGTAGTGCGTGACGGTACGACCATTGTACTCACTAAGAATGATGGGACTGACATTGAGATTACAACCGATGACGGCGCTAAGGGTAAAGACTTGGTTGCAATCCGTAACAAGGTTTCATCGACAGACCTACTCCCATCCCGTGCTCCTGCTGGTTACAAGGTTCAAATCTGGCCTACGGGCAGCAAGCCTGAGTCCCGCTACTGGCTGGAGGCAGAACCAAAGGGTACAGGTGGTAACTTGGTGTCGTGGAAAGAGTGCCTAGGGGCAGGCTTGGAGATAGGGTTTGATAAAGCAACCATGCCACATGTTCTCGTCCGTGAGGGTATCGTGAGTGGCGTTGCTCAGTTCAAACTGCGACAAGGTGACTGGACAGACAGGGATGCAGGTGATGACCTCACTAACCCGTTCCCGTCATTCCTCGACCAGCGCATCGGTGGTATCTTCATGACTCAGAATAGACTGTGCCTGACGAATGGCGAAGCAGTGGCAATGGCGCGTTCATCTCGCTTCTTTGACTTCTTCCGCCCGACTGTATTGTCTGCGCTGAGCACCGACCCGATTGATACATTCTCAGATGCGAGTGAAGTTTACGAGTTGACTGATGCCGTCTCTCTGGACGGGGACACCGTAATCTTCTCGCGCACGGCTCAGTTCCTGCTTCCGGGTGACAAGGCGCTGACAAAAGAGAATGCTGTGCTGCGACCTACGACAACCTTCGAGTGTTCGCCTAACGTGCCACCTGTGGCGACTGGCGATGCGGTGATGTTTGCCTTTGAAGAGGGAGCCTATTCAGGTGTCCGCGAGTTCTTCACTGACTCCACCACTGACACGAAGAAAGCACAGCCGACAACGCACCACGTGAAGCGCTTGATCGAAGGGAGAATCCTCCGCATGGAGTCCAGTTCTAACTTTAACCGCCTGTTTATCATGGCAGACAAAAACCGCCACCGTGTGTACGTTTACGATTGGCTGTGGCAGGGTTCGGAGAAGGTTCAGTCTGCATGGCACATCTGGGAGTTCCCGGCTGGCAGCATCGTACAGGCAATGTTCTACTCCTCTGAGCTGGTTTATATCATCATCACCCGACCAGATGGCAATACTTATCTGGAAACGATGGAGATGTCTGACCCGCTGACCGGGGAGAATGATGACCAGCACCGTCTCGACCGTGGCACCGCCGTGGCATTCAAGTGGCAACCTGCACAAGAGCGATGGGTATCTGACCCACTCCCCTACAAGCCGACACTGGCTAATGTGGATGCAGTGATTGGCGCAGGTGGATGGGAGGCATACCGTGGCGGCTCCTTCCTGTTTGACTATGACAGTGTGTCCAACACCCTGAGCACCGAGTTCGACTTGGGTGACGAGTCGGAGACTGTAAGCTGCTGGGTGGGAGAGACGTATCCTGTTCAACTTGAGCCGACGCAGGTCATCATCAAGGACAGCGGCGACAGGACATCATATCTGGACGTACCTACTGTGGGGCAAATCTGGCTCAACACGGACAAGGCTCCGACCTTCTCGGTTGATGTGGCCTACGTGAAAACCGGACGTGTGCGCAATGTGAACTGTGCCAACCGTGTAGGTGGCTCCCTTCAGAATATTGGTGGGCGTGTGCCACCTCATGAGCAGTCGTTCCGTATCCCGATGCGTGCCCGGTCAACGGATGTGACATTCCGTATCAAGGTGCAGTCTCCTCATACCTTCCAGCTTCGTGACATCGAATGGGAAGGTTCTTACAATCCACGCCGAAGGAGGGTTTAATATGGGAATTGTAGCTGGGGCGGTGATGGCGGGGATTAGCGTAGTTGGTTCCCTCAAGAAGTCCCAAGGTGATAAAGCTCAGGCCAAGGCAGACGCTGCGGCACAAAAGCAGGCATGGAAACAACGTGTAGTAGACACCCGTGAGAACTACAAGCAGGTGGCTCTGGCAGAGCAGCAGGCTAATCAGGAATACCGTGAAGACTTGATGCAGAACCAGATCTCTCTGGCGCAGCAGCAGGCCGAGGTTGAACTGATGGCGGCTGCATCTGGCACTGGCGGTCAATCCATCAGTGCCATGCTGACTGACCTGAGTACATCCGCAGGGCAGAACCAATCCAAGATTGTGCAGAACTTCGAGAACGAGCAGACATCCTTATCTAATCAGTACCGCTCTATCCAGTCTGGTGCGTCAATGGAGATGCGTCAATTCAAGAAGCCTACCACTGGCGAGACTGTCATGGGTGCCACCTCCGCTGGCCTGCAAGGGTTCATGGGCGGATACAACACTGGCACCGCGCTGAAGGGTGCATACACGGACTACCGTAAGGGTTCCACCATTAAAACTAACTAAGGAGACAAGATGGCTATTGAGCGCCAAGCAGTCCAAGGGCTGCAACGCGTCCAGTCTACAGGGGCACCACGTGCCTCTATGATTCAGACGCGCACAGCCAGTGCTGGACAAGTTCGCCAGTCTTCCATGCTCGATGACATCATGAGTGTGGTTGGTAACGCGTCCACCGTCGCCACGCAGTTGATGAATACCGCCGTGGAAGAAGACAAGATTCGCCAGTACGACCGTAACCTGCGTGGCCTCATGCCATCTGAAGACGCGACCACTGGCGGGCGTCGTGCACACATGTTGGTCAACCTACAGAACCGTTCCAACGAAATCACACAGCGCCTGCAAGATGACGCTACACGTTTCGATGGCACGGATGAAGAGTGGGAAGAACACGTAATCACTAATCAACGCGCTATGCGTGAAGAGGTTGCGCTGAACTACCCAGAGCTTGCTGGTGACAAGAACACTGGCAAGATGATCACTACCACGCTGATGGAGCAGCAGCCGAAGGTCTTCGCTGCCCGTGCTGGTGCCAAGCTGAAGCAAGAACATGCCGAGCGAACTAACGCTATTGAATCACGTGTGTTGTCTATGACTGACGGAATCTCTGGCGATGCACTCGTTGGAACCTTGCACCAGTTGCAGCGTGAAGCCGTGGCAATGCAGATTACCAAACCTGAGTTTGAATCTATGGTTGTCAGCATGGCTGCCGAGCGTGCTGCCGTTGGCGACTCCTCCTTCATCGAAGCAACTAAGCACATCCTCGACGGCAACGGTGTCTCACTGTACTCCCGTAATGGAAAGCTGATGCAGGCAGAGCTTCAGGCTGACAGGACAGCAACCAGCCTCGATCAAGTCGGACTCTATAAGATGAAGAGTGAGATAGAGAATGGTGTGCTGGGTGGCGACATGAGTTGGGAAGAGTTCCTATCCAGTGCAGACGCACAGAACGCACAGACTGGCGCTACCGCATGGAGCGAGGCAGAGATTACAGCCCTCTACAACAAGAAGGCCAAGATGTCTGCTTCGTCCGGCAAGGACGACGAGTTCATGCGTGCCCTGTCCTCTGAGGGTATAGCTGGCCTGCAAGACTTCTCTGCCAAGGAGCGCAAGGAAGGTGCCGAGACTCTTCGTACCCGTTCTAATGAATTGGCTGAAGCGGAGATTGCACGCACCGGGGCTACCGGGCAGCGTGCAGAGGCTATCAAAGGTCAATTTGAGCAGCAGCGCTACCTCCTGATGGCAAAGAATGCCTTGCAAGACCCTGTTGCCAAAGAGCGCTTTGATTCCCTCATGATGTTGTCACCTGAGCATCTGAAGGACATGAAAGACGAGCCACAGGAGATGCAGACATTACTGCGTATGCAGGGGTCGCTTCCCGTTGATGGCATTCGTAAGGTGATGGGTGACGATGCTGCTGCATTCGTTGATAACTATAGCCGCGCCTTACGGATGCAGATGAATCCGGGGCAAGCCATCCAGTATGCACAGGGCGCATCCCAGAAAGGCAAGCGACTTGGCTCTGAGAAGGTCAAGCGCCTGAACAAGATTTCCACTGATGTCACCAAGTCCGTCGCCGAGGGCGCATGGGGTTGGGGCGACAACATGGGCGAGGTCGGGCGTGGTCTGGTGGAGCAGGAGGCATCCGAAATGGCGTTCGGTATGGCGGCAGCGGGTTACTCCGAGGAAGCCATAGAGGCCAACATGGAGAAGTACCTGTCAAGTGAGTACACGCAGACACAGGCTGGATTCATGAAAGCAGGTGTCATGGTGAAGGGTGCCAAAGATAATGGCTCTATCGCTAAGTCTCTTGGTGGCATCAACTCCGCGGATGTTGGTATTGCACTCAAGCAGTACATGACAAACAACGAAGAAGCATTCCTTGACAATGCGCCGGGTATGACGAAAGACGACCTCTATGTTGACATCAACGAAGACAAAGGCACCTTTGTAGTTCGTGGTGGTATGCAGCGTATGCCTGTCTCTGCTGTTATGCCTCTGTCCGAACTGAAGGGTAACGACCTCCTCAAGCAATATTATGGAGAGGCAGAAGCCAAGCGCAACAAGGAGGTCGAAGAGGCCAAGCAATCTGGGTATGGTGACGCCATGCAGGAGAACTACAGGGCGCAGGAGAGATATAAGAAGGTCGACACAACGGCTGGCACCATCGGCAAGCGTGGTATCGCTGACTTCATTATGTCACCTGCGTTTGCATCAGGAGACAAGCTGCCGGGTAACTTCGAGTTCGGGTATGAGAAGAACAACGAAGACTTCTATGGGTACGTCGCCAAGCAAGAGAACCCGTCGAATGTTGGGTTCAACCGGGTAGCTGGTACTTATGAGCCGTACAGGGATGCACACGGGGAATCCATAGGCTTCGGTCACTTCATCACGGACACTGAGCGCAAGAACGGTTACATCATGATTGACGGCGAGAAGATTCCATTCAAACCGGGTGAGTCTCAGTTGTCACCAAAGATGGCACAGCGCCTCTTGCGTCAGGATGTTAAGTCGCATGTACCTAACACTTCCGAGTGGAAGACCCCATTCGAGCACATGCACCCAGCGCAGCAGCGTGGCATTATGGATTTGACCTATAACCTTGGCAAGGGTGGCATAAAGAATGCACCCAAGGCGGATGAAGCATTCAAGTCTGGTCGTGTCACGGATGGCTTCTTGCACATGCTGGGTACTGCAAGCACGGAAGGTAAGCGATCTCCGGGTCTTCTGGTTCGCCGCGCAGAAGCCTACAACATGGCTAATGCAACAAGCGGCATACCTAAGATCTCGCAGGTTGAGACTAACTCAGACGGCTCTATGCGAGTGAAGTTCGATGGGGAGATGCCATCTGCCTTTACCAAAGACTTCGCTGGTAAGATTGGCAATGATGGATGGCTAACTGTGTACGGTCATAAGAAGGGTTCTCTGGTTAAGGGTGCTCGTCCGGGAGTAGTGAACCTTAAATAGTGGTATACTCAAGGCTGTCCAACGTGTTGGACACCTTTATGAATCCCATTAGATAGGAGGTAGTAAATGAGTGATCAAAGCTGGGTAGGTGTGGCACAACGTAACTTGCCTCCTACCTTTTCCCAAGTGCGTAACGCAGAGCGAGAGCTTGAGAAGCGCCGTGAAGGGGATAAACTGTTTGAGACTGCCATCGAGTCTGAGTGGATTGCACCAGCCGTAGGTAGGATGATTGATCGAGACAAGGAGTTCTCCCTTACAGAGGGTTACAAGGTCCCTGAGACTGTTCAGGCTGACTTGGCCCGTGATTGGGGATATGAGATGTCCCGTGAAATCACTAAGGGTGTGGTGTCAGAGGAAGACCTTAACTTCCGTTTGGCTAACGCCGATGCTGACAGAAAGCGTGCCGAGGTGTTATCACGTAACGGATTCTCTGGCGTAGGTGCCCAATTGGGTGCTGCACTCCTTGATCCTGCTGGCTGGGGGCTGTCTATCGTGGCGGCCCCGGTGGCAGGTGCCATCAAGGTGAAGCGTCTCGGTCACGTATTCAAGACCGCGCTAGTCGCTGGGGCAGAGAATGCCGCGCTTGAGGCTGTATTAGCCGAGAACGACTACACCCGTGACATCGACAATGTGTTTGCTGCGGCAGGGCTTGGCATGGTGCTTGGCGGTACAATCGGCGCTGTGACCCGCAACCGGGCCAACGGCCTCGACCGACCTGAAGGAACACCGCGACCGGAGACGGCAACGGTAGTCGAAGGGGCAGACGAGTTCGACAAGGCTGCATCGGTCGCTGTCCGAGAGGCTATGGAATACGACGCATATATGGCCGCCCGTAACTATGAACCGCTCCGCGCCCGTGACGTGGACAACGAATTGGAGGTGTTCAACCACACCGAGCGCCTTACAGCCGATGCCCGTGTGCGTATGTCCTCAAAAGAAAAGGGGCTACTCAAGAGGGAAATCCGTCAGCTTGAGGATGAAATCACTTCTATGGGTGGTCGCAAGACTGACGAGATGGCAGAAGCCGCTGCCGCAGTGGGTGTGCCGAAGGGTAAAGGTGAACGCCTCGACCTCGATGTTGCCCGTGCCGCTATCGCCAGAAGCTATGACGAGCCTATCAAAGACCTGACCGCGCGAGTGGATGAATTGAAGGGTAAGCTGTCCCGTGGCGAAGGTGTAGATGCAGCTAAGGCAGAACTCAAGCGATTCGCCAATCTAGACCGTCAGGCACAGATTCGTGAGCTTGGGTTGGACGTAGAGCCTCGCCGTGTAGACCAGACCTCTGCTGTAAAGGAGGCACTGGCAGCACTGAAGGCCGAGCGTAAAGCCACGCCTACCATGAAGCATGACGATGCCAAGGCCGCTGACGAAGCGAAAGCTGCGCAACGTGATGACTCAGTGGGTGCTGCCCGTGTAAAGGATTCCGAGATTGAGGGTGAACAGTTCGACCTCTCAGATAGCATGGAGGACTTAATGGATACACTGGCGCGTGAGGCTTATTCATCAAACGTCAAGCCGAGGAAGTGGGCTGGCAATGCTGGCTCTGTCTCCTCGGTCGTCCTGCGCTCAGAGAATGCTGTGTTCCGTGGGCTTGGCCTGCGTATCTTGGAGAATGCACAGGGTGGTGCCTACCATGGCAAGACCGCCTCTATCCTCTCTAACGTTAACAATAACCTCATTCGCTCTGCTGAGAAGAACCGCTACAACGATGGCTTCTCTCAGTTTCTGAAGGACAACAACCTGAAGGCTGCGGATTATCTCAACCCTGCCACGACCCGTGACTTCAACAACCAGATTTACACAGCTATCGTGAAGGGTATCCCTGCCGACACACCTGCTGGTGTAAAGCTGGCGGCTGAAGGTATCGCTGACAAGTTCGCTAAGGGGTTGGAGTTGCGCAAGTCTGGCGGTGAGAAAGGATTCGAGGATGTGACCAGTGCTGCCGACTACATGCCTGTCATCTTCGATGGCATTGGTGTAACTCAGGCTGTGAATCGAATGGGTGGCAAGGAGGGTGTTATCGGCCTGTTGTCCAAAGGGTATCAGACTGGCAAGTACAAGATGGGCAAGAAGGCGGCAGATGCACTTGCTAAGGTTCAATACATTCGCGCCTCTGACTCTACCCTGTCCAGCCGACTGTCATTTGATCGTGTTGTCTCACAGCAGCAGCAGGCTCAATTGGTGGAAGACTTACGCAAAGCTGGAGTACCTGATAACATCATCGACAACTTCATCGAAGGAGAGGAACTGGCTGAAATGGCTAACTCCATATCCAACCGTGCTAAGTCTTCGATGGGTATCAACACGCAGGCGGAGATTAACGGCGTGAAGGTACAGGACTTGCTTAACACCAACGTAGGTGAACTGGCAGAGAACTATGGCAAGGAGGCAGCAGGAGGGGCGGCATTCGCACGCATGGGATTCCCTACCCGCCAATCAGTGCTGAACGCAATTGATGCCGGGGAGCGTGCAGGCCGCAACATGGCTGGCGCAGACACCAAGGCAATCAAGCAATTGCGCGGGGAAGCTGAGATGTTACGTGATTCTGTGAAGATGATTTACGGTAACACCATTGATGCCGACCCAAACAGCGCTATTGTGCGTGGCACTCGACGTGTCCGTGAAGTTACCGGGTTGCTCCGACTTCAGCAGATGGGCTTCGCTCAGATGTCCGAAATCAGCCGCGCAATCACCAAGCTGGGACTCGGAACCGTATTGTCATCCGTACCTGCCACCAAGTTCTTACGCTCCCGTGCGGCGCGTGAGGGCGGCACAGCGCGTGGTGCGGTGACTGAGCCAGAGCTGCGCGAGATGGAGGAACTTATCGGGTACATCGGGGAAGACAACTGGCTATCTGGTTGGAACGTCCGACATGACGAGTTCGGCGAATCCGCTGATACCGTTGGCAGGCTCACCGCGATTGCGGATAACGCGCTTGCGGCGGGTGGTCGGGTCAATACCATTCTGTCTGGCTTCAAGGCCATACAGGGCGGCTCAGAGAAGATTGTGGCACGGTCAATTAATAAGCGACTGAAAGAGCACCTATCTGGTGGCAAGCAATTGCCACAGCGCGACCTTGACGAAGTTGGTCTAAATGTGGATACGATGGTGAAACTGAAGCGACACTTTGATGATAATCCAGCCCATGCCGACTATAATGGTCAGCAGGTTCGCATGATGAACTTTGAAGCGATGGAGCCAGAGCTACGGGAAACCGTGGGCGTTGCTGTGCGCCGTATGTCTGGTCGATTGATTCAGCGTAACTTCATTGGTGACGAGGGGATGTGGATGAATAAGTGGTGGGGTAAAGCCTTGACACAGTTCAAGTCCTTCTCTCTCGTCTCAATTGAGAAGCAACTTATCCATGACCTCCGTGGTGATAAGCTTGTAGCAGCACAAATTCTTGGATGGTCGTCCTTGTTGGCATTCGCAGCATACAGCACTCAAATGCAGATGCAGGCTATCGGTCGTGCTGACCGTGACAAGTTCCTTGAGGACAAGTTCTCGGCACACAACATGGCTATGGGTACATTCAATAAGATGCCACAGGTTGCAGGCCTCTCTCTGGGTGGTGACTTCCTTGCCACGCTGGGTTTGATGCCTGATTCCATGATGCAGGCACCGGGGCGCATGGGCTTCCAGCAGCAGGGCTTCAGTGAGATTGTAGCTGGGGCTGGCGTGGTCGGTGATGTGTTCGACTTTAGCAGACACCTTGCCAAGTATGCGACGGGAGACGATGATGTAAGCACCCGTCAGATTGTGGATAAGATGCGTCGGCTTGTCCCGTTTACTAACTCCATTGGTGTAGGGCAGATGTCCAAAGCTGGAGTAGATCTACTGGAGGAATAATAATGAGCTTTACTTTCACAGAGCACACAACTGATGGCATCCAGACTACCTTCCCTTTCCGGTTCGCCGGGAAGGACAAGGCATACCTGCGAGCCAGTGACATTGTGGTTTACCTGAAGGTTGGCGGTGTATGGACAGAGGCCCGTAATTGGGCCTTATCTGGAACCAACCAAATCACCTTCACCACGGCACCTGCGGCAAGCACAGGGACTAACCTGCGCATTCGTCGTATCGTCCCGAAAGTTGACCCGTATGCAGAGTTCGCCCGTGGAGTGACACTGGACATGCGATCAATGAACTATGCCTTCATTCAAGGCTTGCAGGTTACGCAGGAACTTATGGACGGCTTCTTCCCAGACGGATTCTTCTACAAAGAGAACCTCAACATGGGATTCAACAAGATTATCAACCTTGCGGCTGGTAGTGAGCCGTTCGATGCGGTGAACTACACCCAGCTTTATACGGTAGACCAGAAGCATACCCTGTGGAATCAGCAGCAGGATATGATCATTGAAGGCCTGAAGTCCGGTGTTACCTCCGGTGTTTCGCACAGGACAATACCTTGGCTGTACACAGCATCAGGAGGTGAAGACTTCGTACAAGTCCCTTACACCTTCAACTCTGCGCTGGTGTTCATAAACGGGGTCTTGCAGTATGAGATGGCGGGTGCCATCGAGATTCGCAATAATGGAATCCAGTTCGCAGAAGACCTCTTACGTGGGGATGAAGTTCTGGTACTGGTTGGCAGTCGCATAGCCTCACCAGAAGACGGAGTTGCAGAGATTAACATCTTTGCACCAGAGGGTGCGACAACCATCAACCTGAACGTGGACTTCTCCCTTCTTACGGTATTCCTTGATGGCCTAAAGCAGCCAATCACTGCATACGAGATTGTAGGTCAGACGGTTGTCTTCAAAGAACCACTACCTGAGTGTATGTTCTCTGCGCTGGTGGTTGTACCAAAAGGAGGTGCCAACACGTGATTGAATCTGAAACCCTCAGTACAGCAGTGAAGGTCGCACCGCCCGTGGTGGTTTCGAGTGGACACTTCCTCGGTATTAGCTGGGAGCAGTGGGTCTTTATTCTGACCGCAATATACACCCTTCTTCAGATTGGAGATTGGGTATGGAATAAGGTTAAATCATACAAGGAGGGGCGAAATGTCAACCCATAACAAGCACGCAGCAACCGAAGATCAAGTAGGATACCTGCACATGGCAGTGACTAAGTTGTTCACAAAGAAGGCAGACGCCATCCTTGAGGTTATCGAAGAGAGCCCAGAGGCCGCTATCGGTCTGGTGTCTGGCAAGGATTTAAGTGCGATGTGCAAGTGGGTGCTGGATAATGGCATCACCGCAGTACCTGCCGCACAGGAAGGTGGCTCTGACTTGTCTAAGAAGCTGGCTAAGATCAAAGCAGCGTCTCAGGGTAAAGTAATTCAGTTCGCTAAGGAGGCTTAATGGCAAGGACTCGTGAGTCCTATGCTGAGCAGATACAACGCTGGGAAACCTTGCGCGAGTTACAGGATACATTCCCGTATACCGTGCAGGGTCTTCTCTTGTTTGCGCAGGTGGTAATCAACAACCTGATTACTGGCAATCCTGACTTGAACCGCGTACAGGCAGACATCCTAAAATTCCTGTTCGCTGGCAACAAGTACCGCATGGTAGAAGCACAGCGTGGTCAGGCTAAGACCACTATCGCGGCAATCTATGCCGTGTTCCGTATCATCCACGAACCTCACAAGCGTATTATGATTGTCTCGCAGACAGCCAAGCGTGCAGAGGAGATCGCTGGGTGGGTTATCAAAATCTTCCGTGGCCTAGACTTCTTGGAGTTTATGTTACCTGACATTTACGCAGGTGACAAAGCATCCATCAAAGGCTTCGAGGTTCACTATGCGTTGCGTGGCTCTGACAAGTCGCCATCAGTTGCCTGTTACTCAATCGAGGCGGGTATGCAGGGTGCTCGTGCCGACATCATCCTAGCCGATGACGTTGAATCATTGCAGAACTCACGCACCGCAGCAGGCCGAGCATTGCTTGAGGATTTGACCAAAGAGTTTGAATCCATTAACCAGTTCGGTGACATCATCTATCTGGGTACACCACAGAGTGTCAACTCCATCTACAACAACCTCCCGGCGCGTGGATATCAGATTCGTATCTGGCCCGGTCGCTATCCTACTAAGGAGCAGGAGGCATGTTACGGTGACTTCTTATCGCCGATGATTACGATGGATATGACCGACGACCCTAGTCTCCGCTCCGGTTACGGAATGGATGGCACGCAGGGTGCTCCGACTTGTCCTGAGATGTACGATGACGAGAAGCTAATAGAGAAGGAAATCTCTCAGGGAACGGCTAAGTTCCAGCTTCAGTTCATGCTGAACACCCGCCTGATGGATGCCGACCGTTACCCGCTGCGCCTGAATCAGCTTATCATGATGTCATTCGGGACTGACGTGGTGCCTGAGATGCCAACGTGGTCTAACGACTCCGTGAACCTGATTGGTGACGCACCTCGTTTCGGCAACAAGCCTACCGATTATCTCTACCGTCCTGTCCCACGCCAGTATGAGTGGAAGCCGATTACCCGTCGCGTTATGTATATTGACCCTGCTGGTAAACCCTCTGCCAGCCTTAAACTCATCTAATTCGGTGGAACTCTCCCTGAGACAATACCGAGCGAAGCCCGCTACAGTTGGTGGGAACGTGTAGAGACTATCGTAAGGCCAAGTGGCTTGAAACGGTGAGAGGCGCAAGCCTAAGATATAGTCCGAACTACATGGCGACATGTAGAAGTTAAACTAACGACTTAACGTAACAATTGAAGGAGGTTAATGTGAAAGAGCATAAAGTTTATCACATTCGTGTTGTGGGTAATGAAGACTTAGCGCAAGGCTATGTTGGGGTTACTGGGGATATTGCAGCAAGAATGAGAAGCCACAAGCATTCTGGTATGTTGAATAGTGGGCGTGAGTTTGTACTAATCCACTCAGGTTCACAAGAAGAGTGCTATGCAATTGAAGCCAAGCTACGCCCAGAAGAAAACATGGGTTGGAACAAAGGCAGAGGTGGTTATCGTAGGGCAGGTAATATCAAAACAGGCGAGCGCATCAGTATTGATACCGAAATTAAACAAGGGCAGCACCTGTCTCGTGCTACTGAGTTTAAGAAAGGGACTACGCCTCACAACAAAGGTAATGGAAAGGACTACATTTTTACATCCCCTACGGGAGAAGAATATTTAGTTACTTGCATTACAGACTTCTGTATAGCGCACAATCTCACACCTCAAAACATGCGCAAGGTGGCTAGAGGTTTGCGAGTCCATCACAAGGGGTGGATAGCGTCTCACGTTCAAACCGGGAGGTAAGAACGGGGATGAAACTGGTGTATCCATCGTATTCTTGATGGGTACGTTCATTTACGTCTATAAAGTGTTCGGTGTTCCGGGTGGTTACTCGGAGGCGGCGCTAAGCCGTATCGTGCGCGAGGCCAAAGGTGCAGGGGTGAAAGAGGTCTTCATTGAGAAGAACTTCGGTCACGGTGCATTCGAGGCGGTAATCAAGCCGTACTTTGAGCGGGAGTGGCCTTCAGAACTGCTGGAGGACTACGCACACGGACAGAAGGAGACTCGTATCATTGAGACTCTGGAACCGCTCCTGAGTGCGCACAGGCTCGTATTTAACGCCGAAATGATTCGTCAGGATATTGAGTCAGTTCAGCACTATCCACTTGAAACCCGTATGAGTTACAGCCTATTCGCTCAGATGTCAAACATCACCCTTGAGAAAGGATGCCTGCGACACGACGATAGATTAGACGCACTGTATGGCGCTGTGAGGCAGTTGACCTCTCAGATAGACTACGACGAGGTTAACCGTATTAATCGCCTTAGAAGTCGGGAGATGGCGGATTATCTGGAGATGATGAACGACCCACGGAAACGCCGGGAGTTCTTTACAGGGCAAGACCACGGGGCAAGTCGACGGGGCAGCAATGCGTCCGCCGCTGGACTCAACCGGGTCTTTAATCCGGGCAACCCCAATCGGCGCTCCAGAAACACAATTTCCTCAAGGATCAATCGCGGGTACTAATTTAACCGATGTGGTTGATTTATAAGGAGAAATTGAATTAGGGGCTACTATAGAAGGACACCCCATGTAATACGGGTAATTATAGGTATTCATTAGGTAGTCCATATGTACGCCTAGGCGGTATAGGCGGTATAGGTGGGCTACCCTCTTTTAACCTCTTTCTTTTCCCTTATTTATAAGGAGTAATAATAATATGTCAAATGTGTATAGCGCTAAGGGTCTAACTGGTAAGTCTACCCGTAAGATGCAGGGCTCAAAGGCCACCCACGTGATGCTGGGTGTGGAACTGAAGGCTAACTTCGCACTGAAGGCTTCACGTATTAACGACCGTACCATCTCCGGCAAGCGCATCGGCGCTATGGTACTCCAAAAGGATGCCGCTGGCAGCACTATGCTGAAACCGATGGTAGCCACTGCTGGGCTACAGACTTCCACTTGGTTGACTGTACCTGACGCATCGGCAGTAATTGTAACCCCTATCTGATAATCAACATAAGGAGAATATAACATGCCTAAATATGGTGACGCTGGTACTGTAACTGGTAAGGCTTTCGTAGGAAAAGAAGTTAACGCAATCGCAACGGCACTCCCATTGCCAATCGTGTCAGAGGCAAAGCTGAAACTGAAAACTGACCCTATCAACATCCATGAACTGTCCGGTAAGCAGGAAGGCTCTATGGTGCTGGTTGCACTCACCGCTGGCGGGTACGCAATTGCAGTGGCATCTGGTAAGCTGAATGTTTCTGTGTGGAGGATGATCTCCCTTGCGGACACTACAACCCCAGCTTAACAAGGAGGTGGTATGCGTCGGCTTGTTCTTGCAATCGTCCTATGCTTCTCGCTGTCTTCCTGCGTCATTGTACGCGACAGCCAGAACGTAGAGATTCACACTGACAGTTCATACAAGGTTGGTATCTGATGTTGAACAAATACTTCAAACGCCGTGAGTTCGCATGTAAGTGCGGCTGCGGCACCAGCACGGTTGATGCTGAGCTGCTGAAGGTCATCACCGAGGTGCGAGAGCATTTCGGTAGACCGACCTCCATCACCTCTGGTCATCGTTGCTCAAAGCACAATGCCAACGTGGGCGGGGCTAAGGCTTCCGTTCACATGACAGGGAAGGCAGCCGATATCAAGGTGTCTGGAGTTGACCCGTCACAGGTGGCATTCTATCTGGAGCAGAAGTACCCGAACCAATACGGCATCGGGCGCTATAACTCCTTCACTCACATCGACGTGCGCGACGGTAAGTCCCGCTGGAGAGGCTAATGGCTATTCTGAAAAGCAAGAAAGTGATCGGTGCTATCATCGGTCTGGGTGCTACCATCATCGGTGCAAGCATTGGTGTGGACGTGGGTGCTATTGTTGCCCCACTGACCGAAGTGGTTGCCGGGGTAGTGCAGTAATAATACATCCTCTTATATATCAGGTTCTTATAGAATTAGGGGCTACTATAGAAGAAGGGTCGCTAGTGGCGGTTATTTGACCGCCCTATTACTCATAGGCTTTCATGGTGGGAGTCTAGCAGTAATAGGAGATATTATGTCAAAGCTCACAAGGCCTAACACGGCAGGGATTCTTCACCGTGGAGCCTCCCTGCAAAAGCACTTAGACGATATGGGTGTATCGGTGGGTATGTTCCTCACTGTGGCTGCTACCGTAAAGGATGCAGTTCAGATGGCGGTGGATTACGCACCAGACCACAAAGGCCCTGTAACAGTGTCTTTCCCTCGCGGGGAGTATGAGTTCACTGATATCGTCATCCCGCGCCGAGGGGTTAACCTCAAGTTGGGAGATGCCGTTCTCAAGGCTTCCTCTGGTGTTATGTTCAAAAGACAGTTCACCCAGACAACTGCCGAGACCTTCAAGGCTACATATCAGCCAGTCAGAGGCAAACACTACTTCTTACCCATCACTGTTGAAGATGGCATCGTAGAGCTTACTGACACTGCAAGGTTCATCGACATTCGACAGCCGTACCTGTGGGAGTATACAATCGGGTCTTTCAAGACTCTGACAGTAGATCGCACCAACATCACGGTGTATGACACGGCATCTGCTTTTGGCATCCACGGTGGCTGGGGTTTCTTCTTCAACAACGTCAATGTGAATGGTGATCTTGATAAGAAGACCGGGTTCGGCAACTCAGTTGGCTCCGGTCTGGTGCTAGATATGCGCCCGGATGGCACATATCACACGGCGTCACACGCACAGCTTATCCAGTTTAACGGATGCTTCATCGGGTACACTAAGCTAGTTGATTCCAACAAAGGAACCAATGATAGCAGTTGTGAAGCGCTATACTTCTTCGATTGTAATATGATGATGGTAGAAGGTGGGTATGTTGATGCGTGTAACCTGTTTGAGATGTCAGGTGGCATCTTTGTCACTACCGCTAAGGAGCTTATCCTTAACCGCATGGCTGGTGCTATCATTCGTGATATGCAGGTGCAACGGTACAATAATCCTCGCACAGATGAACGTTACGGTGTAATCACCTTCGTAGGTGGTGGTAGTGATATTAGTGTCCGTGATATCCGCTCTAACTTCGGCAGCGGTGTTACTGGCTCTATGATCTGCGTAGAGGCCAACAACAACCACTTCATAGATGTGGCCTTCTCTGACATCCAGTGTGTTGGTGATGCTTATGATGCAGCGGTTACAGATGTGAACAAGCAGACCTCTGTGGTTCGTCTTATCACCCGTGGTACTGGGACAATCGTTGGTTGTCAAATCCACAACATCACAGGTCGCTCCGTACACAACATTGTGGACATGGGGGATCAGGCTGCTACTGGCTCTATGCGTCGCTTTGATATCTCTGACATCAGAAACATCAGCACAGACTGTAAGCGCCGTGTCCGTGGGTTGTCTGCTAACGTGCAGTCTCTGGTTGCACCACAGTTGTTCCAGCGCCTTGAACTTCGTATGCGTGGCACCTCCAATAGTAGTGGTGGTAATGAGTTCTGCAAAACAGATACACTGTGTCTTGGGATGACAGGCACTATCATACCTACGCGCATCACAACAGCTAACGTATCCAACGCGACATCCCTTGCGGCTGTTGACGCATCCTTGGAAGGCGGTGGTGTTAGTATTGGCCTGTATCAGGCCGCTGGTCTCCCTGCTGGTGCAAGGGTAGAGGCAACTGCTACATTCGAGTTTAACTCCTCGGAAAGCATCCTCGCGTAACAATGTATGCACGGCGCAAGCCGTGCTACTTCGCAACTTTTCTCAAGTGTTCCTATGGTGGGAGTATTTAAGAAAGGAGGTAACATGATACAAAGACTAGGCTCTGCCTTAGTTAAGCACAAGGGACTTCCCTTGGATGCTTACGTGCTGGATATGATCCTACTTGACAAGATCGTACCGGACACTTCTGGCGGTGCTGATTGTGCCCCGTCTATCAATGCTGCTATCTTGCAGTATTCTGGCACTGGCTTCACCTTATATGGCAACCCAGCCTCTACCTATCGCATACGTGACACTATCAGTCTAAGTGGTGTGACAAATGTAGGTATCGACTGGAACTACGCTAAGGTGTTAGATGATGTACAGGGCAACATCCCGACCAGTGGACAGCGACCTAAGCACGCATTCCAGTTCTATGATTCAGAGGACACATGGATGTATAACGTGACCTATGATATCACAGATACACGTACACAGCAGGTGGGGACACAACCTTGGCCTGTGGTCTACTGGGTTGGTGGTCAATACCTTGGAGACAAGATGACTCGCTCTGTACACCTAGAAGGTTTCCGTAACGTTGTGGGTAAGGCGCTGAAGGGCCTCGTTGTAGGGTCAGTTGGTGAACTTGATGGCCTTAAGGTTATCGACTTCCTGACACGAGGTGGCAACTGGCAGTTCGGTATCAACTTTGAGTATGGCCTGCGGCCTGAAGATGCAGAAGAGAATGGCACGATGGACAACGGGCGTCACCCATACAACATCTACGTCGAGAGGTTTAATGGAGAAGACCTGTTCGAGTGCCAAGGCTTCTGGCGTACTGCGTCGTGTTACAACGTGAAGGTGTTTAACTGCACCGCATACAACGTGATGAATGCTGCACACATCTATGGCGGAGACCGTAACATCAGTCGCTTCTCACAGAACGTCCTGTTTGAGAATGTGAAGATCAAGTTCGACAAAGCAGACCCTCGTAACAACAAGGCCAACTACAGCGTCAACGTACTCTTCGTGAGCAAAGATGGCTCCACTGACGAAGACCTTGAAAGCTGGAATAACCTTGAGCATAGTGTTATGTTCGTAAACTGCGAAGTCCAAAGCACGATGGTAGAGCACAGCTCTGCCTACCGCATCGTTGGCAACGCAGGAAAGACCATCATTCAAGGTGGGCTTGTTGAGCAGACATTCTATGGCCTGTGGGCTGAACCGTCAGGCAAGGTCTCAACACTGTCAGAAGGTGCTCTGGTTGTGCGTGATGTTAACTTCAGAAAGTGCTTCCAGTTCCTCCGTCTCATAGGGGTGAAGGGCTACCTGATTGACCATGCTACATTCCGTCATCACCTTGTTGGCTCTACAGCAAACCTGCCACCGTGCGTGTTCGCTCGTAATGCTACCAGTGGTTCAGGGGCAGAAGGTGCAATCCGAGATTCGTACTTCGATGCATTCCGGTACACCTCGGGTGGAGAATACATCTACATCCAAGGGGGTGAACTTGACCTAACTGGCAACACCTTCAAGATGAAGACCAGCACCCAAACACCTGTGCTGTGTAACACCCTTGATGTTACTTTGACGGGTCGTGGCAACAAAGGTAACTATGCAACACTGACACCACAAGGGTTAAGTAATGCAAGGGTTATTGGCGAGCCTTGTCCAAGCAAGAGTATGTCTCTGCTTACCTCAAGTGAGGTGCCATTCAATAGTTCTGAGGTGTGGGTATCTGGTGAGACCAAAACCATCTCCAGCATTGTAGGTGGCAAGCCGGGTGATGTTGTAGAGTTCCGTGGCATAGCTGGCGCCTCCAATGTCACCTTTGCGTTTGGTACGGTGACTGGGGAGAACCGCATTGTGCCGCTCTCTGTGACTTCCGAGGTCAAGACTGGTAATGGTTGGTCTAAGCGCTTCAGGAAGCTAGCCGGGACACAAGGCTGGTGGGAGATTTAACTAACGCATCGTAAAGGGAAGACTTCGGTCTTCCTTGATGTAACACTAGGAGGTAACATGAAGTGGAAGGTTAAGCTCCACCTTACCAAGCGATTCCCTGATGTCTTCCTTATGGATTCCAGTGGTAAGCTAAGGGTGATCACAAAGTAACCAAAGTCAAAATTTTGATGTATGTATGTGTCAGCTCTCTCGGCCTCGGCCTCGCGCCAATGTCCCCATAGGGGTGGCCTAGGTAACACGAGGAACAGAGAGGGCTGGCACGGGTGTACTCATGTACTGGTACACTAGGGCATGGGGATGGCTGGAGGCCGCATAAGCGTTCCACCTGCCTAGTACACGGGAGCACTCTGTGTGGATTCTGGTAACATGATGGGGACACTAGGCCAGCAGGATGCAGCACAGGACGCCTATGATGTAGGCAAGTGTACTAGCGGGCGAGTACGGGCGGTA